CGATCTCAGATATATCACTATTGGAGCAGGCGGGCTTTGCGGTCTATGCCAACAAAAGCAACCCATTAGTGAAGGATCGCATACTTTCTGCTAATATGTGCTTTACAAATGGAAAGTTAATGGTTAATGACTCTGCTTGCCCGGAATACTCGAAGTGCCTGGAGCAATTGGCATACGACAAAAACGGGGAGCCAGACAAGAAATCCAACCTCGACCATTTACCGGATGCAGGCACATATCCAATCGCATTTGAAATGCCGGTTCGGAAGCCAGCGACCAAAGTTAAAGTTAAATTCGCAAGATAACAGGAAATACCGATGCCAGTAAACTCGCAGAAAAAAGAATACGGGGACGAACTACCCAAGTGGGCATTGGTTAGAGCGTGTAATGAAGGCTCGCAAACAATCAAGAGAGGCGGCACAAGGTATCTGCCGCAGCCGAATCCTGACGATAAGAGCAAGGATAACTCAGATCGATACAAGGCATACGTTGAGCGGGCGAATTTCGTCAACTTCACAGGCCACACCAAAGAGGGATTGGTTGGTGTCGTTTTCCGCAAGGATTCGACAATCGAGCTGGCTCCTGAAATCGACTACATGCTCGACAACATGAACGGCGGCGGGCTTTCAGCCAATCAGATGGCAAAGGACGCGGTGAGCGAGGTGATGATGACCGGGCGTGACGCTCTGCTCACAGATTACCCACCAGCACCAGAAGGTTTGACGGACGCACAAGTCACAGCGCTCGAATTAAAGGCGAACATTCTTCCATACCCTGCCGAATCTGTTATCAATTGGCGCACTACCGTAATCGGCGGCGTTAAGAAGCTATCAATGGTTGTACTACAGGAACCTACAGAGAAAATATCAAGCGACGGATTTGAGACTGAAAGCGTTATGTACCATCGGGTGCTGCTGCTCAAGCCTAGAGACATCCTGGATGCTGATACCGGCGAAGCGATAGATATTGGACATATTTATGTTCAGAACCTATATGACGAAAATGGCGATCTGTTTGTGTGGGGTAGCGGTGAGTTTGACACCGATGGTGATGAGATTATGACCGGCGATATTTTTCCTCGCAAGTTTAACGGATCGCTATGGAATGAGATCCCGTTTATCTTCATCGGCTCAATCAACAACGACGAGACAATAGACAAGGGGCCGCTTTACGACATAGCAGAGGTCAACGTCGCTCATTACCGCAACAGCGCAGACTTTGAAGAATCCAGCTTTATAGTTGGACAGCCAACCCCAGCGATTGCCGGGCTTACGCAGACATGGGTTAATGACAACTTTGAGGATGGTATTCAGCTTGGATCGCGTGGCGGAATCATGCTGCCAGAGGGCGGCAGCGCATCTCTGTTACAGGCAGCACCGAACCAGATGCCAGAGCGAGGCATGGAGATGAAAGAGATCCAAGCCGTTAAGATTGGCGCAAGGATTATCGAGGACACTAGCGGCACAGAAACAGTCGACGCTGCTCGAATGAGGTTCGCAGGCCAAAACTCTAAACTCGGCACGATTGTCACGAATGTCGAACATGCGTTTAAAAAGTCATTCGCATGGGCTATGGAGTTCATGGGTGGAAGCCAAGAGCCAGAAGTTGACATCAACAAAGAATTCTATGAGGCTCGACTTGACCCACAGATGGTGGTTGCTCAGATTCAGTTGCTTGATCGCGGCGTTATTGCCCAAGATGATTTGAGGGACAATCTACGCAAGGCCGGGCAGATTCGACCAGACCGCACAGATGAAGAAATCGAAGGTGAGGCCGAGAGCGTAGAGATACTCTAAACTATGAGTACCACTCAATACCTCACTGACGCGGCGACAAGACACGCTGTATTTTTGCAGCGGTACGCTGGAGGCCAATCGAAAGAGGCTACAGCGATGCTGTATCGCATCAGGCGCGACATTAACGCCCGACTATCAAGAGAGCCAACAGTGTTCCAAGCGGAGCGCTTGGGCGGCGTTTTAGCCGATATAAATGCCATTGCTGCGGTTGGGTTTAAGGATATAGAGCTGCATCAAGTTGCCGCGGCGCAGGAACACGTCTTAGCAGAGGCCCGATTCTCGACAGCCTTATTCGACAAGGCCGCTACAATTGACTTTGTTAGGCCAACAGCGGAAACGCTGACAGCGGCAGTAATGACCTCGGGGATGGTGGCGAAAACTAAAGCGAATATCACCCTAGAGACAGCGCTCCAACAATTCGGAACCAAGAAATCAAAAGAGATCGCCAGGATCATATCTGATGGTGTGGTGCTTGGGGATTCAACTCCGATCATATCGCAAAAGGTCGGACAGGTGATCAACACGCTCCAAAAGCGACAGCTCGACACATTGGTCAGGACGATTGTCAGCCACACGTCATCGGTTGCTAGAGATCAGGTCTATCATGCTAATAGCGAAATTATTGATGGGTATCAATGGATTTCGACCTTAGATAATAAGACAACACTTGTATGCGGCGCAAGAGATGGCAAAGTATATCAGGAGGGTGTTGGGCCGATGCCGCCTGCGCATTGGGGGTGCAGATCGGACACAATCCCAAAAGTGAAGCCTGAGTTTGACATGGGATCTGATCTCAAAGGCAAGCGCCCATCGGTAGGTGCAAAAGTAAAGAATGGAAAAGCCGTTATTAATGAAAAAGGAATTGTAGAGAAAAAAGGCAAGCTAGTATCAAGCCGCACCACCTATGGCGGATGGCTAAAGAAGCAACCAGTAGCGTTTGTTGATGAAGCGCTAGGGCCAGAGAGATCAAAGCTATTCAGAGCGGGTAAGTTGTCGATGGATAAGTTTACCGACCCAACCGGGCGCGTTTACAATTTACTGCAATTACAGAGAATGAATCCTATTGCGTTTATTGAATAGCTGAATCCTTATGAGCTAACAGCCAATCGGTAACAGGCGCTTTATTTTCTCGCAAAAACCATAAAGAGAATATGAATGGTTTGCCAGTTATTGTGGGGTCATAAGCAAGCCTATATTTGCGCATCATGTTATAAAAAATCTGTCTCGCCCTTGTTGCGCTCACATTATAAGCATCTCCAGCCGCTTTAAGTGTTGAGCCATTCAAAATATCTATCGCGATATCAATGTTTCGAGACAAAAACCGCACCTTCACAACGCCTTGCTTATACGGGAATCTTTTAATGCACTTTTCCGCGACATCATAAGTAAGATGCCGATGAGAAGATCGGTTGCATGTATATATTTCCTTAGTTATGGCAATAAGCATTTTCTGTGGCTTTTCGGACATAATCACACCCTTTGTTAAAAAAATATCAACATTAAGTGTACATAAAAAAACAACAACCGTCGCTGTGGAAATCCTGTGCATAACTTCTCAATCTGTGCATAACCTGTGAATAACTTGTGTATAACTTGTGAGTAACTTATAATTGCACCATATCCTGTGGATAACTAAGACTTGTGGTCTAAAGAGGTAGTAAAAATGTCAGATAATGACGATAACGCGGGCGGTGGCGATAACACTCCAACAGTTGAAGAGTTGCAGGCGCAACTTGGTGAGATGCAAAAGTCTAATGATAGCCTGCTTGCTAAAAACAGCGAGCTATTGACGGAGACTAAAACAGCCAAAACCAAGAAGCGAGAAATCGAGGTAGCGGCGGAAGCAGAGCGCGAAAAGGTGGCTAAAGAAAACGGCGATCATGAGCAGCTTTATAATTCGAGCCAGGATGCAAACAAAACGCTCCAGGCTCAATTGGACGAATTAAAAGGCGGTATCGCAACAGAGAAACGCGATAACGCAGCCACAAACATTGCGGCAGAGTTGGCGGAAGGTGCTAACGTGAAATTGCTCAGTAAGTTTGTAGCGCCTCGGCTGAAATATACCGAGGAAGGGCTAAAGGTTACAGATGTGAACGGCGATCTAACCGTTTCAACTCTTGATGACCTGAAAACAGAGTTCAAAAACAATGCGGATTATGCCTCATTGTTGAAAGGAAACCAATCCTCTGGCGGCGGCGCTTCTGGTGGGTCAAATAGCGGCGGTGCTGCAAAAGTGAAA